TTAAATGGAAGAACTTTTTAAGTACTGGCAACCAGTATATTGAATTAGATTTAGATCACGAATCAACCACTCTGATTATAGGAACTAATGGAGCAGGAAAGAGTACTGTATTGGATGCTCTTACTTTTAGTTTATTTGGAAAGCCATTCCGTAAGATTAATAAACCCCAATTAATCAATGCTACAAATGAGAAGGATTCTAAAGTTGAAGTTGAATTTTCCATTGGGTCAATTGATTGGAAAGTTGTTCGTGGAATAAAACCAAATGTCTTTGAGATTTGGAAAAATAATAGTCTATTAGATCAAGCAGCATCTGCTAATGACCAGCAAAAGTGGTTGGAGCAGAATGTTCTTAAAATGAACTATAAGTCTTTTACTCAGATTGTTATTTTGGGATCGAGTACTTTTGTTCCTTTTATGCAATTGACTGCTAATAATCGTAGAGAAGTTATTGAGGATCTTTTAGATATTAAGATTTTTTCTTCTATGAATAATCTTATTAAAGAAAAGATTCGTGCTAATAAAGAGGATGTTAAAACTTTAGTACTTAAGAAAGAGTCTCTTAATGATAAGGTTAAGATGCAAGAGAACTTTATTGAAGAGATAGAGTCTCGTGGTAAGGAGAATATAGAAGAAAAGAATAATAAGATTGAAGAACTTGATCAGTCTGTATCAAAGTTGATGAAGGATAATGAACATTATGAAAGTGAAGTGGTAGGATATACACAGATGCGAGAGCAGAGTGTTGGTGCTACAGAAAAACTTCTTAAGTTAGCTGGGTTAAAGGGTAAAATATCCCAGAAGGTATCAACCATTACTAAAGAGCATAAGTTTTTTACTGATAATGTAACATGTCCTACATGTACTCAACCAATAGAGGAAGAGTTTAGAATAAATAAGATTGAAGACGCTCAAACTAAAGCAAAGGAGTTGCAATCTGGTTATAAAGAACTAGAAGAAGCAATTAAAGAGGAAGAAGAGCGAGAGCGTCATTTTACTGTTCTATCTAAGGAGATTACTAAACTAACGCATGGCATTTCTAAAAACAATACTAAGATCGCTGGGTGTCAACGACAAATCAGAGATCTGGAATCGGAAGTTCAGAGAATTACCGAACAACTTGCAGATAGAAATACTGAGCATGACAAATTAGCAAACTTCAAAGACAACTTAAAAACTACATACGACGAATTAGCTTCAAAGAAGGACACTATTAACTATCACGTTTTTGCGTATAGTTTATTAAAGGACGGGGGAGTTAAATCTAAAATCATCAAGAAGTATCTACCGCTGATAAATCAGCAAGTAAATCGTTATCTTCAGATGATGGATTTCTACATAAACTTTACTCTTGATGAGGAGTTTAACGAAACCGTCCATTCACCAATCCATGAAGATTTTTCTTATTCTTCTTTCAGCGAGGGAGAGAAGATGAGAATAGACTTAGCACTCTTGTTTACATGGAGGGAAGTTGCTAGGTTTAAGAATTCTGTAAATACTAATCTATTAATTATGGATGAGGTGTTTGATAGTTCTTTAGATGGATTTGGAACAGATGAGTTTCTTAAGATTATTCGTTTCGTGATTAAGGATGCGAATATTTTTGTTATTTCACATAAGACTGGTATGGATGATAAATTTAAGAGGTGTATTAAATTTGAAAAAGTTAAAGGATTTAGTAGGATGGTAAATTAAAATGATGTATGAAGTTCCTAATCTCTTAAGTAAAGAGCAATGTGATAAATTAATTCATTACTTTAAACGTAATCAACACGAATGTAGAACTATAGAATACCCTGCTCTGTTTGATAAGAAAACAATAACCCCACAAGGGGTTGGTAGTTTAAAATGTCAAAAAATTCTTAGAGCATTTGAATTTAAAGCAACTCAAGCAGTGTCAAAATCACATGATTGTGAATCATATGTGTTTATGGAACATTGGGATATAGTTCATTGGAATCCTGGAATGGAGATGACCGCACATAGAGATAATCAATATGATCCTAAAATTGATTTATCTGCAAGACATTACTCGGCAGTTTGTTATTTAAATGATGATTATACTGGAGGAACTACTTTCTTTTCAGATGGTGATGCTACAAATGATAAAACCCTAGATACTACAGAATGTATACCAGAGACTGGAAAAATGGTATCATTTAAATCAGATGTTTGGCATGGTGTAAATAAGGTTACTAGTGGAGATAGATATACTATAGCAATGTGGTTTACTTGTGATGAAACCAGAATGAGAGATAAAAGAGCTTTTTAAATGGCCACCTATAAGCATACAACAGGTAAAAGGTTTCATTTTATTCACATTCCAAGAACTGGTGGAAGATTTATTCATGAAAATCTTTTACTTAATGGATTTGAACAGGAGCATAGTAGTAAGGGAAGTATTGAAGGAATTGAAGTTCTTCATTTTCATAGAGAGTTATATGAGAAGTATTTGGATATAAAAGATATTCCTCATATTGCTGTTATTAGAAATCCCATTGATAAGTTCTTTTCTGCATCTAGTTTCTTTAAGAGAATGTATGGTGATGATATACAAGAAGCAATGGAAGATCCAATGATGTTTCATTCAATGCTTACTAACTTTCCTTTATCAGAATCTGTTAACTGGTATAGGTCTCAGTTAGATTTTATTAGTGATGAAACGCATCTGTGGAGATTTGAGGATGGATTTAAAGAGGAGTTTGCAGAGTGGATGAGTAATATTTTAGAAGTTCCTTTCAAGGTGGAGGATGTGCCATATAAGGAACTGGGCTATGATGAGGAGAATAAGTTGGAGAGGACTGCTAAACTCCTAGATAATGTTAGGAACCTTCATAGGAGAGACCTTGAAACACTCTATCCCGAATTGGCTCCATCATAGCAAGAAGGAGCAAAAGCGAAAACTTAAACCACAAGCACTGCGTCAAGCAAAGGCAAGACGACAAGCACTCAAGAGGAAACTCAAGGGTGCTTTTTTAATGAGTATAAACTCGTAGGCATATATTTTTGTAAAACCGAACGCTATGTGTGTTGATTTCCTGACTAAATAGTAATAGAATTGGAGAGCATATGTAACCAAACTTGGTTATGAGTTCACTTTAAACAATGGAGAAGTCATCATGCAGCATAATCTAGTATCCTATAATCAATTGGCCGGTTGGAAAAGTACAGTAGCAGATATGGAGGAAGTGGATCACGAATCGGCAATCAATGATTATTTTCAGTGCCTCACCGAATGTGATGACAATGCACAACTATGTAAGCGTATTTGTAAGGAGGTTCTAACTTAGAAACCAACTAATTAAATAAGCATTATACCCTCGCCTTTTGGTGGGGGTTTTTATTTAATGAGGCCTCTAAAGTGTATCCTTAGTGTACCCGGATGAATTTCCTATGACTGAGATGGTTCGCAAGGTTCACAATGCTGTTCCTCTTCATATGCCTGCTGACTTTGGCGACAATGAGACCTATGAGGATTATTGTGCTGAAGCAATGATTGCTGCTATTCAAATGCAAGATTCAACAGATGAAGAGATAGTTAAAACTCTGGTCGATCCTGATCCAGATTTTGGATGGGATCTTGATGTTAATGAGGCTGTCAGGATTGTGAAGGAACTGAGGATGATGGGCAGTTAAATAAGTGTCATACCCTCACCTCTATGGTGGGGGTTTTTTAGTATACTAGATTCATACGAAACAAAAGCATGGCTGTTCAACTAGAAATCAAGGAACAACTGGCAAAACTATTGGCGACAGAAGATATCGTTGTAGAGCACAAACAGGTCTCTAGCGCCCAGTTTAACGTCCATACACGGGTTCTTGTGCTTCCTCTATGGGAAAAGGCAAGCAATGCTGTATATGATATGCTAGTGGGTCATGAGGTAGGACATGCACTCTTTACACCCGATGAGGATCCTCCAGAAGATGTTCCTCATCAGTTTGTGAATGTAGTAGAGGATGCACGGATTGAGAAGTTAATGAAGCGTAAGTATATGGGCCTTGCCAAATCCTTTTATAAGGGGTATAAAGAATTATATGATGACGATTTTTTTGAATTAGATGGTGAAGATATTACTACTTTTAATCTTGCTGATAGGGCTAATCTATATTTCAAGGTGGGTAACTTCCTTAATTTGGCTTTTCTCCCTGCTGAAAAAGAGATTATCGATATGATTGGAGGGTGTGAAACTTTTGAGGATACATTGAAAGCAGCATATGTTTTGTATCAGTATTGTTTAGCACCTGAGAAAGAAGAAATAGAATCTAAATTTATTGAACCTGATAGTGGAGAAGGTGAAACTTTTGGTGATCAGTTTTTTGATGAGGGTAGTGAGAAAAATGAAACTTATGAGGAAACTCCTACTCAAACTGGGGAAGAAGAACCCGAAGTTAAGACTGCTGAAGCATTAGATAGTAAACTTCAAGATTTGGTTAATGATGGTGGAGTTGAGAATATATATTTAGAGGTTCCAAAAGTAAATTTAAATACTGTAATTGTTAGCAATTCTGATGTTCATGAGAATATTGATAAGCATTTTAAATTTCAGTCTCAACAGAGTGAAAAGAACTGCTTCAAAGAACCAGATTCTGAGTTCTTAAAATTTAAAAAGGAATCACAAAAGGAGGTTAATTATCTTGTTAAGGAATTTGAATGTAGGAAAGCAGCTAGTTCTTATAGTCGTTCTGCTACAAGTCGCACTGGGATTCTCAATACAGAGAAGCTTTCGTCATATAGATTCAATGAAGATTTATTTAAGAGAGTTACTGTCCTTCCTGATGGGAAGAACCATGGATTAGTCTTTATCCTAGATTGGTCTGGTTCCATGCAGTATCTTATGAAAGATACATGTAAGCAACTTTTTAATCTTATATGGTTCTGTAAGAAAGTTCAGATTCCATTTGAGGTTTATGCTTTTACTAGTGAATGGTGCCGTCCTGGTATAAACTATGAGACTGGAGAAGCAGAAGTAAGGCAACCACAATCACATTATAAAGCAAAGGAAGGTTTGTTATATGTTGAGGATGATTTTAATTTAATGAATCTTTTTACTAGTAAAACTAGTCTTAGGCAATTGGAACATCAGATGAATAATATTTGGAGGGTTGTTGATACTTTTGTTTTCTGGCGTAGTTATACATATCCACCAAAACTTTGTCTTTCTGGAACTCCCTTAAATGAGGCATTCATTACTCTTCATCAGATTCTTCCTCAATTCCAGAAAGAGAATAAATTAGAAAAGGTACAGTGTATTGTTCTAACAGATGGTGAAGCAAATGGTGTTCCTTATCATAAGATTGTTCAACGTCATTGGGAATCGAAACCTTATATGGGGTTGAGAAATATTAATCATGATAAGTGTTTTTTGCGTGATCGTAAACTTGGTAAGGTATATAAATTTGGAGGGGAGTGGCATAAATTCACTAAGACTCTTATCAATAATCTGAAAGATAAATTTCCATCAGTAAACTTTATTGGTTTTAGAATTATTAATAGTCGTGATGCTAGGAGTTTTATTAGACTTCATTATTATACAGAAACTAAAGAACGTCTTGCGGTTGAGAATGATTGGCAGAAGAATAAGAGTTTTAATATAAAGTCTGCTGGATATGATGCTTATTTTGGAATGTGTTCTACAACACTTTCTCAAGATTCTGAGTTTGATGTTGGGGAAGATGCTACCAAAGCACAAATCAAGAAAGCATTTGTTAAGTCTCTTAAGACTAAGAAGCTAAATAAGAAAGTTCTTGGTGAGTTTATGGAGTTGGTGGTTTAACTATGGTAGCTGAATGGATTAAAGAAGTTTCAGGTTGGGAAGAAGAATATATGATCCTGAGAGAATGTGATCCTGGTCCTTATCTCACTGATACTGAATGTGAGATTCTTCAGAAAGATGGATTATCATCCAATGAAGGAATGGTATATGGTAGAATGTATGCCGATTGGAAAAAAAGGAAAGGATATGAATAAACCTTATGATGATTCTAATTGGAGATCTGAGTATCTAGATCTTGCAGGTCATCGACTTAAAACTTTACAATGTGAAGTTCTAGAGAAAGGACCTAAATCTCTTTCTCAATCTTGGATGCTTGGTGCTATGAAGCAAGATTGGAAAAGGATTAAAGGGTATAAAGATCCTGAGCCACCTGATTGCCAGAGTAGTTTACAGGAGTGGGAACAGAGCATTAAAAAATATAGAAAGTGGAGGTAGGACACTAAATAAAGTGTCCAATATCAGTTCCAAACCTCCTTCCTTTCCTTTATAATGTATCTATTGAAACACAGACATCATGCTTCGTCTCAAAATGACCGATGATCAAATTGTTAATGATCTTAGAGATACATATGGTGTAGAGTTTACTGCTGCTGATGTAAAAGGATATTGTGCATCTCGTGGGATGGCATATCAAACTATCACAAAGCGACTTGAGCAATATAAAGTAGGCCGCGGCAAATGGAATCTAGAAGTAACAACAAAAGCGGTTGAAGAGATTGAGCGTTCTTATAATGCTCCTTCTGTTGAACCCCAAGTAGAACAAAACCTTATCCCCCAGAAAGATGATACCTTCGTCAAGTTTGGTCCTTTTAATGATCTTAAGGCCATTCTCAAAGCCGGTGTGTTCTATCCTACGTTCATTACGGGTCTTTCGGGTAATGGTAAAACGTTCAGTGTTGAACAAGCGTGTGCTCAACTAAATAAGGAGTTAATCCGAGTCAATATTACAATTGAAACAGACGAAGATGACCTTATTGGTGGCTTTCGCCTTATCGATGGTAACACTGTATGGCATAATGGTCCAGTTGTCGAGGCACTGGAAAGGGGAGCTACACTCCTTTTAGATGAGATTGACTTAGCATCTAATAAAATTCTGTGCTTACAATCTATTCTAGAAGGGAATGGTGTTTTCCTTAAGAAGATTGGTAAGTTTGTAAAACCTGCTGCTGGATTTAATGTAGTTGCTACTGCTAATACAAAAGGTAAGGGTTCTGATGATGGAAGATTCATTGGTACTAATGTTCTTAATGAAGCATTCCTTGAAAGATTCCCAGTAACCTTTGAGCAACAGTATCCTTCAGTAGCAATAGAAAAGAAAATTCTTCTCAGAGTTGCTGCTTCTGTTGGTAGTCATGATGAAGATTTTTGTAATAGACTTGTAGATTGGGCAGATATTATCCGTAAGACCTTCTATGATGGAGGGATTGAGGAGATTATTAGTACTCGTCGTTTGGTTCACATTATTCGTGCCTATTCTATTTTTAAGAATAAGGTAAAAGCAATTGAAGTTTGTGTAAATCGATTTGATGATGAGACTAAGCAAGCATTCCTTGAACTTTATGATAAGGTTGATGCTGATGTAGATCTTGACAATCAGGGGAATTGATGCTATGGTTAATGCATGGAGCTTACTTTATGATGAACTTTATGGAGATGATGAAATGAGTGAAGAAAAGCATGATAAGTCTTATTATGAGTATGATCGTAATGATCCAAATAGAAAGAATCCATTCAAAACTGAGGATGTTAAAGTTGATGGGTATTCTGTAAATGGAATTCCTAATCAAGATTTAACTTTTGATACTGTTACACTTGGTGGAGATACTCTTACTGGAAATTGGCAGCCTGGTGGTGGATTTGATTATCTATCTTCAACATCTCCTGATACCATTTCATT